GTGATAAAATGCAAAAGGGTGCCGGCTATTCTACTGATCCTACTGAATTTATTGGTGGTCAACCGGTTATTAGAGGTTATGATGATAAATCACCCCCTGCAATTATTAAAGGCGGGTTAGTATTTGGCACTCCTGATAAACCTATTTGCGGTCTAGGGGCAATTCAAGGTGGATCCAGACATAAGAAGAAAGGCAAGAAGTCTAGTAAGAGATCAGGAAAGAAGTCTGGTAAGAGATCCGGAAAGAAGTCAAAGAAATTGCAGATGGGTGGTGATTTTACATCATTTAATTCAAGCAAACCTGCCGAATTTGCTACTGCATTTGACGGCCCTAAAGGTGTATTCAATTATCCGGATGATATGTCTAAACGCGAATTTGGTGAATTTCAACCTAATTATAGTGTAAATGCAGTATAATTGTAATATTGACTATTTATTTTGTACCGATCATATAGACTATGATTTATTCTAATCTATTTATTACTATTTTTCACTCTTTTTTTCTAATCTAATTAATAGTAGTCCATACTTAAAATAGTAATACATAAAGTAATACATAATAATACATAATAATACATAATAATACATAATAATCTAATATGGGAGCATTATTAACAGTACCCACTGGTGGTATAGGATTTGTATTTCAATCTATAGCTAGATTTGTAGTATGGTTTTATGGCACAGTTATACCATTTATACTTCAATATATAGCTATCCCAATGTTTGCTTTAGGTATATTATTAGCTGTTGCATTTGCAGGAAGTACAATAATATTTACAATACTATTTTTAATATTTACGTACTTTTTTATAAAAGGTACAATATTTAAATCAAGTCCAAAGTAAGATATATAGAGTATTACAATAAAATATATATTATATATTATTATATAGATGTAAGTAATAATAAGTAATAATAAGTAATATAGTATCTAATATCAATCAAAATAGTAATCAAAAAATAATGTTATCAAATTTAGTAATTTTTATAATAATTATAATTATATTATTTATACTTTCGTATATATATACAACTTTATCATACAATAGTATTTATAGTAATACTTATTTGGAAACATTTGAAGGGATAGACAAAACTAAATTATGGGGTTCAGTATTTCTTGATAATTTACCTATACAAATTACAAGTTTAACAAACCCTCCAATTTTATATGATTCTAAAAGAATCGAATTAATTAAATATAATGATGTCATCCTATAGTAATTTCTAATACTTTAAACATCATATAAAAATTGAATATTTTTATCTTTTTATCTTATTATATTATCATATGATTCATATTGCTTTCACAATGTCAGAAATTATTTACAATGATGAGCAAATACAATGTGTGGTTAAAGTTAATGATTTTATATTAGGTCGTAAGCCTTTTAGTAAATTATTAATAAATGGAAGTGCTGGAACAGGTAAAACTACTATTATTATATCTAGCATAGTGAATATATTAATTAAACAAATTGTAAATAATATTGATGATATATGTAAAACAATGAATACATCATCTACACCATCTACATCTACACAATCTACACCATCTATGTCATCTACATCATCTACACAATCTACACCATCTACATCATCTACAAAATTAGATTATTTATCTAGTTTTATTATTGCTGCGCCTACTAATAAGGCTAAAGATGTATTAGTATCTAAATATAATAACTATATTGATAATGATAATAATAATAAATTGTATGATATTGTTCTGGGAAAAGATAATTATTTATTAGATGATATACTTACTAAAAAAGAATTTATACAAAATATACTTAATAAAAAAATAAGTTTCTTAACCGTATCACAAGTTCTTAGTATTAGTCGTGTAATAAATGAAATGGGTGTAGAAGAATTTACAAAAGGTAATGATAAGAAAATTGCCGATAAATATAATAAGGGTGCATTTTCCAATACATCTATTATTGTTGATGAATGTAGTATGATTGATAATAATACTTATAAATTATTGAGCATCATTAAATGTCCTATTATATATATAGGTGATAATTGTCAATTACCGCCGGTTAAAGAAGCTATTTCACCTTCATTTGAAATTGAAACTACAACTCAAGATTATATATTATTAAGAAAAGTTGAAAGATGTAAAAATGATGTTACATTAATTGCTAATAAGTTGAGAGATAAAATATGTGAAAGTACAGCAGATTTTAATCTTTTAAAACATGTATCACCAGACTTAATAATATATAATAAAGTATTTTCAAAATGGCTAGAAGCTTATATACAAGATATCAAAAGAAAGCAATTGGAAATGCCAAATGTTGTTCCAGAAGGAGAAAGAGAAAGAGAACCTGAAGCTGTAAATATACCTACACAACCTATTACTAAACCAAAGCAAGTATTTGATACTATGGCTCTGGGATGGACTAATAAATGTTGTTCATATTTAAATAAGAAAATCCGGGAACAATTATTTAAAGAAGTTAAAAATATTAATTCAATATTCATTATTAAAGGTGATAAATTACTAGTTAAATCACCTTATTATAAATATGAACACAAAATACAATCTAGCAATATTATATATGTTTCCAGAGTAGAATCAACTAAATATAGACCTATTAGTTTTAAAGAATGGTGTAATAATATATATTCTAGTATAAAAAGTCAAACTCCTACATTATCTATAAATAATCATATTGATATTATTAGTATTCTAGATGATGAAAAGAAAGAAACTCCTATGGCATCACAGAAGACAAAGCCAATATCTAAGCCCACATCTAATTCGGTATCTAAAAATATAATTGATTATTTTGGATATGATGAAAGTAACCTAGCTATCAGTGATATCCCTATTAAAAATTCAGGGAAAGAAGATAAAACAAAAACCCTTCATAAAGAAGTTGATATAGAACTTGCTAAAGAACTTTCCAGACATCGTAATATATTTAATACTAAACATATATTACATGAAGTAATTACAGATGATACATATGAATTTACAGATGAAGTATCATTGAAATATAATTTATTAATACCTAAATACGATTTATATAATATTAAAAAAATTGTATCATCACCGTTTGTTAGAGCTGGTATATATACCAAATGGCATAAAGCAATGTCTATTCTCCTCTTTGGAATACCTAATGACCGTATATGTTGTAAAAAATGCGCATTCTTTGTTAATAAATTTATTAATGAAATTAAAAATGTTGACGATATTGGTGATATTGATAATAGAAGTCGTAAGTCGGGTACCAAGTCGGCAAGTAAGTCTTCAATACAATCTAAAACTGGTAAAACAGCTAATGGTGCTAGTAATACTACTAATACCGTAAATGATGATACAAATACATGTATTACTGATTTTATTACTGCTACTGAAGATCTTACTTTTGATATGTTTCTATGTGATATTACAACATTTGTAGGTTCCAGTGATAAAGTTGTATCTAGCAATATACCTATTCTAGATATGTCTAAGCCAAGTGTTAATGAATCATTGGAAAATTTACGTAATATAATTAAAAATAGTTATGAAGTTAAAGCAATGTTATCTCGTAAAGAGGAACAGGAATTAAATAGTATAAATAAAATGTTAGATGAAGATGGTGAGGCTTCTGCTGAAAAAACTGTCAAATATGTTACATTAAGCCAATTATTTGGTCATTATATGAGTCATATTATAACTTCTAGTTATCTAGAAGTGGATTATGGATATGCTTTAACAGTACATAAATCCCAGGGCAGTACTTATGATGATGTTTATGTGGAATACAGTAATATTTTGAGTAATAAAAATGATATGGAAAGAGATAAACTGCTATATACGGCTATTACACGAGGCGCAAATCGATTACATATTTATAACTAGAAAGTCATAAGTCATGGTTTTATGTTTTATGTTTTGAATGTATTTTGTATGTATTTTATGTAGTAAAATTAAAAAAATGGATAAAACGTTAAAATCAACAAAAATTGAAATCTTTTTTAGCTTTTATATAAATTACTATTATATTTGTTATTAAAAAATGGCTAATATAATTACATTGGTGTACGATATTAAACTTCTATCGGATTTTAAATTGATGGTAGAAGATACCCAAGAAAAGCGTGAAGTAGATGTACCGTACGAAGGTAAAATGGTACGTTTAACTTTGGAGAAAGTATTTCAAACTTTTTCAGAAGATGATTTCAGGTTCTTAGCGTATGGGTATCTCAAAGAAGGAGATGTCTTTATAGAGCAATACTTCATGGTAACATTTATGTGGACGTTTAGTTTTCTCGATTGATATTAAAAAAATTTTGGTGTTTTTCAACACCACCTTATTTTTTTTATTCCATAAAATTGAAATAATAATTACTAATATTACAAAATAATTATCAAATAATTATTAATAATTTAAAGGTATTCTAGAATACAGTGAATAATAATTAATCTAAAAATGGATAGTATTATGAATATGAATTTTAATATGAATTTGAATGTTTTATATGAACAACCTAAACAATATTTAGATACTCTTGCTAAATCAGCATATTTAGCATATTTATATGTGAATCCAGATACTAAATATACTAATTATATAAATCAAACTGAAATTATGAATAATGAAATACCTGACGATATGGTATTCTTAACATTATTATTCACTACATCATTATTAAGTACTATTGTTATTTCCATTATTATAGCTAATTACTTTATACCTAATGATATAAATTCATTAGAATCTGTAAATCCTGTAAATCCTGTAAATTCTAGTAATGATTATACTAAGCCTCCGCCAGTTTATTTTGGTAGTATTATAGAGCTTGCTAAAAAAAATAATATTATGAAGTCAAAAATGAAGGTAAATAATAATTATTTTGTATTACTCAGAGTTCAAATGAAAAATGATATACCTATGCGGAATACTAAATATGAATTATATAGTAATAATATTGATAATGTGAAACCACAATCATTTACTACTAAAGATATGTATATGATTATGGGATTTAATTATTATGAAACAGATTTAAATATTTCCTCTATTATTATTAGAGGTATTAATTATTTAAATGCAATTTCACCGGAAATTTATCGTAATAAGGATTTTATAATTGTTGCAATTGGTGGCATGAATGATAAAAAGTCAAATGAATTTTATGAAGGTCTTGTACATATAAATTATGAACTCTTTAATGTGAAAAATGTTAATATTAAAATTAAAGATGATGAAAATAGTAATAAAAATAATAATAATATAGTTAAATATGTTTTAACTCTTCCAATTTATGATGTTTATAATATGTTCATGGATACATATAATGATACTTTATTTGAAACATCAATTTATTCAATTGATAAAAATAATTATGAATATCTCTGTGGTAAATCAATAAATGGATTTAGATTCTGAACATATATATATTATATATATGTTGCCTTTTTGTATGTGTCTTTTGCCTTTTCATATTTGCCTTTTCAAATTTGTATTTTCTTTTTATATTTTTTATCGAATACTTATTAAGTTGTAAAAATTGAAAATAAAACTATATAGAAATAAATATACATATCTATATCTATATATCTATATATCTATATATCTACATATCTAGAACAATGAAAGAATTTTTTGAGAAAGCCGTATTATTAATTAATCAATTAATACAAACTAGAACTAATCAATGTTCTATTCTAATACAATTAAATAGAAGTAAAGAAACAACAGCTTTAAAATTTAAAATAAAAAATTATAATAATTGGATTGGTATTATAAAAGAACACATCGCCAATAATACACAAATTGTAGATAAAAATGATATTACTAAGCTCAAATTGACGGATAAATTGTCAAGTAATTTAATAGATTTATTAGAAAATGGTAAATTTAAAGACATAGATCTAGCAATGGCTGAATTAAAAGAAATTGAAAAAATTATTAATACTACTAATCCAGAACCACAAGGCTCACAATCAGCATCACATTCAGCATCACATTCAGCATCACATTCAGCATCTAACCATTACATAGTCGATACGACTAAGATTGAGGCGCAGCCAAAACATATTGACGGTAAAGTGAGACCTAGTGATAAGCGCGGTGGAGATATTCATGACTTATGTTACATTCATGATATAGGTGAAAAAACAGCTATGAAATATGTAGAT